GGTGCTACAGCCATACAAGGTGCGTGGTGGATACCACTACGACGCCACTCGCATGATCATTGACAAACTGAGGGAGGGTGACCTTGCTTGACGAAGTGAAGAAGCTGATGCTGCTCGACGCCCATGACGACGAAGCGATGCTCCTGATCGACGGAAAGCAGGTCACCCTGCCAATCGGTGCGGAGATCGTGTTTCACGAGCCGCAAGAGATCGTTGAACAAGGAATCACTGCGCTCAGGCTACAAGAGCCGGGAGGAGAAGTGCGGACCACCACTCCGCTAGACGGATTTGTGAAGTGGTTCCGCGATGAATTCGGATCTCTGTGGGTTAAGTATTCCATAATTGGAGAAGACCCCACCACGAAAATCACGCATGTATGTCCCGCATGGCGTGTGATTGACGTGCAGTATCGGAAGTCTTTGTAAGCGTGAATGTGGCGTCAAAGCCGGTAGAACGGGATCGTCACCCTGTCCTCCCCGGCCAAGGGACGCGCTGTTCAGTCAGCTAGCCGCGTGATGCTGGGCGGTGAAGCGTCTCTGCGCCACATTCCAAACCTTTGTTCGCGCGCGTGCCCGAGCGCGCGCCCGTCAATAAGGATCGCGCATAGCGCGCTCGGGAGGCTTTCGCGTGCGCACGTCTCCGCGCGTATACGCGCGCTATAGAAAACGTCAAGTCTTAGAAGATCTAGATCTTACGCGCGCGTGTACGCGCTCGGGCGTACGCGCTCGCCTACTATGCGCGCGCCGCGAGAGCGCGCCCGCGCGAGGGCAGCACAAAGATCCGTAAAGTCCCTGCTAATCTGGGGGTAGCTTTCCGTCTCGAGATCCGGTAGGGTTCTCTCTCCGCTTCACCGCACGACCGGGAGACTACGAGGCTAGGAGGCCACAATGGCAGGTCGGAGAACTCAGCAGCAGCGTGAGACGAATGTGAAGAAGGGGAGCTCGCGTTCGTCTCACGGTGCTGCTGACCCTCATCCTGCCAGCGGCACTGGTCGCAGGCGGCTAGGGAGGCAGGCTGACTCCTCAATCACTCTCCCCGAGGGTGTCAGCCTGCCTCTTCTTCGTACAAGTGAGCGCACCACCTACAAGAAGTGCGAGTTTTTGTGGTGGTTGATATACGAGAATAAGCTCCAGCCGCAAACAGAGATGCCTGCGCTTAGGTTCGGCAGTCTCGTACACAAAGCCCTGGCAGCCTACTACGTGCCTGGCGTGAAGCGCGGCGTGCATCCAGCACGTGCCTTTGAGAAAGCCTACGAAGAGGACGCAAAGCACAACAGCGAGATCTTCGGCATGCGCGTTGACGAGGAAGATCGATGGGTCAATGCGCTAGAGCTCGGCGTGGCCATGCTTGAGAACTACGTGTCTGAGTATGGCAAGGACGACCGCTGGGAAGTCCTAGTCACCGAGATGCCATTCCGTGTGCTGGTAAGCCACGAGGTACGCATAGACGCATGGCCACACAGCAAGGTCGTGCCGTGGTTCTGGTACACCGGCGTGCTGGATGGTGTGTGGCGTGATCGAATGGACAAGACTCTGTGGATCCCTGATCACAAGACGACTGCCGGCATAGGCGACAGCAAGCTGAAGTATCTACAGGTTGACGACCAGGCGGGTGCGTATTGGTCATGGGGCGTGCAGTTCTTGCGCGAGCAGGGTATGCTGGGGCCCAAGCAGCAGCTTAATGGCATGATGTACAACTTCTTACGCAAAGCCCTGCCCGACGAACGGGCAAGCAAGATCGTCAATGGTAAGCGGGTGTACGTGAACCTTGATGGGAGCATCAGCAAGAAGCAGCCATCACCGTACTTCTTGCGACAGCCGATCTTTCGTGATGAGTTCGACCGCGCCGAAGCACAGCGGCGCTCACTCATTGACCAGCATCGGCTGGAACTACTGCGCTCAGGCGAGCTAGAGATCAGCAAAAATCCCGGCATGTTCACCTGTCCGACTTGTTCAATGCGGGATGTCTGCGAGCTACACGAGACGGGCAACGACTGGAAGACGTTCCTGAAGCAGACAACAAAGCCGTGGGATCCTTACGCGGAGCATGAGGTGTACGATGGCCGGTAGACGCGCAGCCCCACAGCGTAGGGATGCACAGTCTAATCAGTACGACATTCTTGCCGGTATCACGCCGGTAGGTACGGGTGACTGGATACGGCTAGGATTGTACAGCTATCCTGGTTGGGGCAAGACGTCCCTGGCGGGCACAGCCGCTGAGGCAGGACGCACGCTTATCATACACAGTAGCCTCAGCCTGCTACCGTCACGCATTCTGAAGCTGCCGAATCTAGAGCATTTCTTGGCCGACAACTGGGAGCAGATGCTTGAGGTGCAGGAATACCTACGCATGAGCCAGCATCCGTACCTGTGGGTGTGGTGGGACTGCGTCAGTATTGATCAAGACGTGCTGCTGGATGATGTTTGGGACGCTACCGTGGCTGAGAAGCCTGCTCGCGCATACCAGATCGGCGCTGATGGCAAGCCTGGTAAGCCCAATTTGTCGCCAACCAGCGGCCTCGATCGCGGTGAGTACGGCCGCAACATGGAGCGGATACAGCAATGGATCCGACACATGGTCGGTGCAAACAGCTTTCACTTCGGGGTCACATTCCACCCGCATGAAGGGCAGCATCCTACCAATGATGAGGGTGGATCACTTCTCCGTCCGTATGTGCAGGGCAGAAACATGACGGAGAAGATCTGTGGGTACATGAACATGGTCGCATTCTTGGAGGTGATTGAAAACGACGACAAAGATCTGAAGTGGCGTCGGCTGCATGTGGCGGAGAATAGCCGATTCTATGCCAAAGATCAGTACGACGCTTTCTTGCCCAAGGGCTACACGGACAACCCAACAATACCGAAGATCATGAGGGCAATCGAGGGTGCACGTGGTAAGCCACTGGGTGGGACATACCACACCACCAACAACGGACCACGCCGTCGTGGTCGAAGGGAGCAATAGTGGCAAAATTGATCAAGTACGACGTCTCAGGCGTCGAGGAGTCAGGTGGCGGCACCGGCGTGAAGGTGAAGCCAGGACTGCGCATCGCCAAGATCGTCCGCTGCCAACAGCGCGAAGCGAAGCGGGACGGATCACCCGCCAACGATATCGAGGTCGCGCTCGACTTCGGGTCTGAGTACGACTGGGGCTTCACATACATCGGTCTCAGCGAAGCTGCCGACTGGAAGCTGGCCGAATTCGTACGCGCAGTGGGGCTCAAGGACAGAGGCCAATTCGACCCCGACAAGATGCTCGACAAGTTCGTGCGCGTCAAGGTCAACTCTGGCCAGTACGAGGGTGAGTACAGCCCGCAGATGGGCAAGTTGATGAAAGCTGTGTCTGGCGACGACGAGACGTGGGCTGAGGGCAACGGTTCAGTCAGCGAGCTCTCAGGCAGCAGCAAGAGTGGTCCCGAAGATGACGACGACAACGGAGATGACGACGACGACGCAGCCGTCGACACCAAGACATACAGCAAAGCTGGCTTCGAGCCGTCGCGCGAGGGTGAGGAGTTCGGCTCGTACGACGACTGGACAGACGACGACTTGTACGCAGAGGCTGAGGACCGTGACCTCACCCTGCCCGGTGGTAGGGGCAGCAAGCGCAACAAGACCATTGCGGCTCTGCGCGCAGAGGACAACGCTGTGTCGGATGCGGCGGACGAAGCTGAGACCACCGAAGACGACTACGACGAGTGGGACCTCGACCAGCTGAAGGAGGAGTGGGATCAGCGTCAGCTGGGTAAGCTGCCGGCAATCCGTGGGCGTGGTGCTGAGGAGCGCATGATGGCCGCCATCATCGAGCAGCTTCGCGCCGACGACTCCGAGAATCCATTCGACGCATAGACCAAAGGCTATGAGCGAGGCTTTTCGCACAGACGATATGACGCTGGCTACCGTGCTCGCTATGAGCGGACACACGTACCGGCTAGAGTCACTCGTGGGACGAACTGGTAAGCGCATCAACTGGGTGTTTTCTTGCTCCATTAGTGAGCGGCAAGATGTTGACGTCACTGTCTCACATTACCTGCGCGGTGAATGCAGGGTTGAGCCCAAGATGTTCGTCACACGCACGTCGCTGATCCGTGAAGAGATGTACCGGAAGATCGGTACGCCTGACAGACGGATGCAGAGTAAGCGAGAAGCCTCGTCTCAAGCCTGAGGCGATGCCCGTCACAAAACGACAGATTCGTCTGCTTGCCCCATATCTTGAGGGCGAACAGCCGACCCATATAAACATCGACGGTACGCGGGAGTGGAACCTGAAGTGCCCGCTGCATGACGATGAGAAGCGGTCCGCCAGTCTCAACATTGAGAAGGGTGTGTTCTACTGCTTCCGTTGTGGTGGTATGCCCATCACGGCGCTGATCAGGCGCATGAGCGAGTGGCGTGAGACTGACGGTCACAGTAATGGTGATCCCGACCTTAATGGGCAGCCTACGCCAAAGCCCACACGTCTGCTCAATGAAGGCATGATCGCAGGCTGGCACAGCGCACTGCTCAGCAACGAGAGCGCACTACAATGGCTGCTAGAGCGGCGCGGCATCACGCTAGAGACCGTGCGTACCTACGAGATCGGTATGGAAGACAAGAAGCACTACACCATCCCGGTCCGCTCTGTCGACGGTGAGATACTCAATGTGCGTTACTACAATCCCACGCCCGGTACAGGCAGAAAGATCTGGGGTGAGCGCGGCTACAACAGCCCACCACAGCTGTATCCTTTGGCTAAGCTGAATGCCGGCCTGGACAAATACATCATCGCTGCCGGTGAATGGGACACCCTTCGCACGCTACAGGCAGGCTACAACTGTGTGACTCGTACCGCCGGTGAGAACGTGTGGCACACCGAATGGAACGAGTGGTTCAAGGGTAAAACCGTTTATGTCTGCCAAGACCGCGATGAGGAGGGACAAGCGGGCGCACGAAAGATCGCGCGAGCATTATCTGTGATGGCGGATGTGCGCCTAGTTGAGCTGCCCTATGAGTTGGTCAAGAAGCACGGCAAGGATCTGACCGACTTCTTCCTCGAGCATGAGGAGAGCGAGCTACAGACCTACCTGGACGCAGCACAGCCTTACGCGCGTGGTAAGCCAGTACCAGAGTTGCAGACAATTTCGGTGCTGGATACATTTGACTCCAAGCGTATAGGCAAGCCTGTGCGCGTTATGGTTACTATCAGAGGCAGGAAAGAGCCTGGCTACTCGGTGCCGCAGGTGATACGGCTGGCATGTACACAAGATGCCGGCAACAAGTGTCATTCCTGCCCTCTTAACGGGCTGAATGGCGAGACAGAGATCAACGTGGCTAGCGACAACCCGATGGTGTTGTCTATGATTGAGTCTTCGATCAATACGTTAAACCAGGTCATCGCTGAATCATTCGGCATCCCGGGAGGGAGGTGCACGAAGCTGCAGTTCGAACACCTCGAGCATCAAGCCGTTGAGGTGCTGTATGGTAGACCAGCCCTGGACTACACCGACGGATCCGAACGCGGTCCTAGTGCTGCTGCATACAAGAACATCACGATCACGTCCGTGGGGAGATACGACACCGCACCGAATAACACGGTTAGTGTCATTGGAGCTCTACATCCTAATCCGCGCACGCATAACAACGAGTTCCTGGCTTCTGAACTAACGCAGATGGAAACGAGCGTTGACCGCTTTGACCTGGACGCTAAAACAATCAAGATGTTGCGTCGGTTCCAGCCTAGCAGCATACAGACGCCTCTCAAGAAGGTGGCCGAGATCAGTCGTGCGCTGGCTTCACATGTCACACACATACACGGACGTCCAGAGATGCATGCGCTCATGGATCTGACGTTCCACAGCCTACTGTCTTTCAATTTTGCAGGTGAGCTCGTAGCGCGAGGGTGGCTGGAATCACTCATCATCGGTGATACGCGCACGGGCAAGAGCCTGGCAGCCGAGCGGTTGGTCCGCCACTTCGGGGGAGGCGAGATCATAAGCTGTGAGGCTGCCAGTTTTGCTGGAGTGGTGGGTGGTGTGCAGCAACTCAATGGTAGAGAATGGGCGATCACCTGGGGTGTGGTGCCGCTCAATGACCGGCGTCTGGTGGTGATGGACGAGATCAGCGGTCTTACGCCTGAGCAGATCGGACAAATGAGCGATATCCGTTCATCCGGGCAAGCAAAGCTGACGAAGATTCAGCAGGAGACGACGTGGGCACGTACACGGTTACTATGGCTGGGCAATCCGCGTAACGCGACGATGGCAAACTACACCTACGGCGTGGACGCTATCAAGCCGCTGATTGGCAACGCTGAGGACATCGCCCGTTTCGATCTGGCGATGGCCGCCACACTGTACGATGTACCGGCTGAGACTATCAACCAACCTGCGAGTGGTGGTGAGCTACGGTACACGGAAGAGGCGTGCCATAACATGTTGATGTGGACCTGGACGCGCACTGCCGACCAGGTGCGGTTCTATAAGCCCGCCGAAGAGCAGATCTTCAACGCAGCAAATGAGATGGGCAAGATGTACATCGAAGATCCACCGCTTGTACAGGCAGCGAATATCCGCATCAAGATCGCACGTGTAGCGGCTGCCCTGGCTGCTCGCACATTCAGCACGGACGCTAAGGGTGAGAGCGTCATCGTTACACCAGCGCATGTGAAAGACGCTGTGGCGTTCATGAATCTGATCTACAACATGCCGGCGTTCGGCTATCGCGAACGCTCGAAGGAGATGTTGTCTGACAGATCGGAGGCTGAGAACAACAAGGATAAGATCAGAGAGTACCTACTAGGCCGTAAGCTGTTGGCCAAGCATCTGCGTAACGCAGGAAAGTTCCGTCGTCAGGATCTCGAGGAGCTCCTCAACATCAGCCGAGACGAGGCAAACGCCATCATCAACACACTGTACGAAGCCAGAATGATACGAAGGGTGCTGGGCGACATCTATGTCGAGCCAACACTGCATGCGCTCTTGAGGGAGGTAAAGCTGTGAGAGTGGCTGTGCTAGGGTGTGGGCCTGCGGGACTGCTGTGTGCGCTCGCGGTGGAGCAGGCAGGACACACTCCTGTGATCTACAGCCGCAAGCATAAGAGCGACATACCAGGCTCGCAGCACCTACATGGGCCAGTGCTAAACGTCACGTCACCCTACGCGGAGGGCACCATTCAGTTCATCCGCATTGGGAACGCGCGCGACTACGCGCTGAAGGTGTACGGTGACCCTGAGCGTGAGACTGGCTGGGACAACTATCTGCAGGTGTATCCGTCCTGGAATGTACAGCGTGCGTACGACAAGCTGTGGGATCATTTCGACAGACAGATACACCACATTGACGTTGATCCTGATGTCGTGCGGTTCGTGGTGAAGGACTTTGGCCCAGGACACGTCATCAGCACCCTGCCTGCGCAGGAGATCTGCATCAACCAAGGTCATCGCTTTGACGGGCAGCGATACTACATCAAGACGCTGCCCACTCCGGAAGCAGATCGAGAGCACGAGATCGTCGTCTACAATGGCATGCTAGAAGATCACTGGTACCGCTGGTCGATTCTTGGTGGCAAGTGCACCATCGAGAGCACGCAGCCATTTCCGGGCGAGGAAGTCGTCACCGGCTACAAAGCGGTGAACAATGACTGTGACTGCTTCCAGGATTACGTCCACCGCTGCGGCAGGTGGGCGGAGTGGCGTCACGGTGTCACCATGTACAATGCATACAACAAGGCGGGGGAGATCGCGAGGAACCTATGACCGGAGAACACTTGCAGCAAGTCATTCAGACATTCGGGCGAGGTACGCTCGTCACCAGTGACGTGGGCGACTACTTCGATGTGGTACGTGATGCGTACAACGTACACCTGGATCGTGAGGAGATCAGGTGTGGGCTGTGGAAAGAGTACACAGCTATGGACCAAGTCAACACAATGCGCTTGAAAGTCGACCGTGTAGTGCGCTCACTCGAGAGACTCGAGATCATGCGCAATGGCGACCAAGATGGCTTAGCAGAGTTGATCGAGCAGCTGACCTTCAGCACAGCAAGTGAGCTACATGACATCATCAACTATGCGAATTTCGCGGTGAGGCAACTTGGCTGAACGCGGACACGAACGTAGTGAACACGGACTAGACGAACTCAGCGTCCGCGTACCCGTTTATAGAGACGAGCATGTACAAGCACCTGTTCTGGTTCGAAAAGTCAAACGCACACGGCGACTACCGCAACGGTCAAGGGAGATGACATTTGCGAGTCTCCATCATCATACAACCTTCTCGTACGGAGACGGTTATTCTCTCCCCGAAGCTCACGTTAGACGAGCAGCGGAGATTGGCATGGCATCTCTCGCAGTCACTGAACACGGAAACATTTCTAGTCACGTTCAAATGGAAGTGGCTGCGAAGAAGATGGGTATCAAACCCATCTACGGCGTGGAGCTATACACCGGAGGGCTCGGAGAGACAGCTACACAACGTAAGAATCACCTTACAGTCCTTGCTGAAGATACCAGAGGATACCAAAATCTCCTTCAACTGGTAAGCGCAACCTACGCGGAGGGTTTCTATCATGAGCCAACTGCTGATGGAAGAATGCTTGCCGCCCATAGTGGTGGGCTTGTTGTTCTATCTGGTTGTCAGGGCAGTGCGCTCTTCACGGCACTCGTCGGAGGAAAGCATATTGCTGAGTCGGATGCTAGCTACTCACGCGCTCGAAGAGTTGCCTCACAGTTCAAGAGGACATTCGGTGACAGCTACTACATTGAATTACAGGCCTTTCCTGAGCTCGAGAAGACGCGTCGGGCCAATCCGTTACTGGCTCAGATTGCGGAGGAGCTACATATTCCATACGTGGTGACGTTCGACTGTCACTACACCGTGCCCGAGGAGAAGGAGATGCAGAAGATCCTGCACAACCTTCGCCCCGGCGAGCGACGATCACTGGAGGACATGGCGCGTGAATGGGGATATGATTCCAATCTCTGTCCGCCTTGGACCGACGCCATGGTCATACGTAAACTTATGGGTACAGGGCTCACACGTGCTCAATCCATTCGGGCAACACTTACCACGAGGGACGTGGCAGACCGTTGTCTGGTCACGCTTCCCTCGCTGCCTATGGTTCGCTATCCTCTCCCACCAGGGTATTCAGACCCGGTACATCTATGGCGAGACTGGCTGAAAGAGGGGTGGAAGTATCGAGGTTGCCACCGACTATCGGCAACAGAGCGGCGACGCTACAAGGAGAGGCTCCAGCATGAGGCCAAGATCATCGAGGACAAAGACTTCGTCGACTACTTCCTCATCATCAGTGATGCTGTACGATACGCAAAGGATCGGGACATTGCTGTGGGACCGGCAAGAGGATCTGCCGCTGGTTCCCTCGCTTGTTGGCTCCTCCGCATCACTGAAGTCAACCCCATGCTCTACGATGATCTTGTTTTCGAACGATTCATTGACGTCACGCGCCAAGATCTGCCTGACGTTGATATCGACTTCTCTTCGGATCGCCGCTCGGAGGTCTACAGTTACTTTGTTGCAAAGTACGGAACAGATCAAGTCAGCAACGTCGGCACCTTCACGCGATTCAAGGGGAAGAACAGTCTGGACGCTGCCGCCCGAGTCTTTCACGTTCCCAAGTGGGAAATCGACAAAGTCAAGGATGTTCTCATCGAACGATCTTCGGGTGACCTCCGGGCTAGTGCTACTATTGAGGACACAGCTGAGCAATTCCCGCAAGCTCGCGATGTCTTTGAGCGATACCCCGATCTTGGAGCGGCGCTCGATCTGGAAGGAAACTATGCAGGATTTGGCGTCCATTCTGCAGGTCTTGTCATCTCAACTGGACCAATTACAGAGGTCGCAGCTTTCTACGAGCGGGATGTAAAGGGTGAGAAACGACGTGTCATCAGTATGGACAAGTACGACGCTGAGAAGAAGGGTCTGCTCAAGATCGACGCGCTGGGACTCAGCACTGTGCAAGCCCTTGATCATATGCGAAAGGAGATGGACTGGACTCTTGACGAACTCTACAATCTACCACTGGACGATCCGGAAGTTATTCAGGGATTCAAGGAGAACGACGTCACCGGCGTCTTTCAGTTTGATGGGCGTGCGTGCCGATACGTCAACGGTGCTCTCCAACCGGAACACTTCAAGCACATCTACGACGTTACTGCCCTCGGACGACCTGGACCCCTCCACAATGGAGCCGCCAACGCCTACATAGACATCAAGTGGGGACGCGCTGAGCCAGAGCTCCTTCATCCGGCGATGAGCAATATCTGCGATTCCACCTACGGACAGATCGTGTACCAGGAGCAGATCCTTCGCATCTTGGGAGACGTGTTCGACTTCGACTGGACACACAGAGCCGAGGTGCGAAGGATCATCTCGAAGAAGCACGGTGATCAGGAATTCAACCGTAAGTGGGAGCAAGCACTGACCGGCGCGATGAAGCTACACGGTGACGACGGTATCATGACGCCTGAGCTCGCACGAGGAATCTGGATGCGGTTGATCACGGCAGGATCCTATGCCTTCAACGCATCCCATGCGGTGAGTTACGGGATGATCGGATATCAAACAATGTGGTTCAAGCGCAAGCATCCAGAGGTCTTCTATCTGGCGTCACTCAATGTCACGGACGACGACGATAAGGTACGACGCCTGCTCCGCGACTCGCAGCGGTTCGGTCGTAGCGTGGAGATTAAGCCACCGCACCCGAGATCTAGTAGGGTACGGTGGTCTAAGGAAGACGACGCACTTACGGCAGGCTTCTCGCAGGTGCCGGGTATCGGGGTCAAAACGGGCAATGCGATTGTTGCCTACCGTGAAGAACATGGTATGGAGGACTGGGAAGATCTACTCAACGTCAAAGGCATAGGACCAATCACAATGGAAGCAATCCGAAAGTTCTCACAAAAGGGCGATGATCCATTCGGCGCGCTATGGCTTGACCGTGCCATCGCCTCGGTGAAGCACGAGATCATCCATCCCGACGGAGAGCTCTATCGTGAGGTGCCCCAGCCTACACATGTGGCGACAGACCTGCCCTACGAACGGGGCGACGACATTGAGGTGATCTGGCTGGGTTGTATCTATACGCGCAACGAGCGCGATCTCTTTGAGTTCAACCAGGCTAAGGGTGCTGAGTTAGACATGTCTGATCCGAAGCACCCAAAACTCAACGGTCAGCCCATCCGCGATCCGCACCTAGATAAGTGGGTTGTTATGGTGGGTGACGACGAAACAGACCAGCTGGGTCTGCGCGTGGATAGGTGGCGCTATCCCCGGCTGAGAGATCAGGTCTGGAGACTGCGTCCAGGGAAAGACCTGGTATTGGTAAGAGGGGTCAAGCCGGGGTGGATGCCCACAAGACAGATTACAATCAGCGAGATGTGGGTTATCGACCCAGAGATGTGAGAGGAGGTGTCACCATGAGCGACGAAGAGAAGCAGGAGGAGTTGTCAGAGGATCAGCAGGCCGCGCAAGAGTCAGGCCGGCAACCGGACGACCCTGTGGACGAGTCCGCAGGACAGGCTGAGGAAGCCGAGAGCGACGAGTCAGAGGACGAATAGGAGGAAACATGCCCGGACAGTCAGTAAGGCGAGCTTCAAAGGCTAGCAGCCCCAAGAAGCGTCGTGCGAACCCTGCCCTAAGCCGAGTCAGGGGTGCACCGAAGTACGTGCACGAGATGATGTATGCAATCGTGCAGTCGGCTATCAGGACATTCCGCAAGGAAGGTCCGCAGGAACTGATCATCGACAAGATGTTCTGGTCCTACGATAATGCAAACAACTGGCTCCACGGCATGAAGCGTGGGTTCTTCCGTACCATCTTGGAGGAAAGACCTACGATTACCGTCAAGATCAACGGAAGCGAGAGGGTCTATTGCGACCTCGGTGCCAAGTTGATGGGTAAGGTCGATACATCCAAACTGGCAGATGGTCGTCAGTTCTGGTACATCGTCCTAACCGGATTGGCGGAGTGAACATGCGGGAGCGTAGCATTTGGATAGTAGAGGGGCTGCGCAGGCGTGGTGGGGTAACCATGCCATCATATTGTCAACCCAAGGAGGGCTGTGAGGGTAACGGCCATCACTCTAGCCGCACTCTGTGTGGCGTTCGTACTAACGGCTTCTGCGTCGGCGAGTCGCAAAGACTACGTGACGCAGGGGTTGCTATGCATCCATCATTACGAGGGTGCCTGGAACGATCGTGGCGCTCCGTACTACGGCGGATTGCAGATGGACTACTCCTTCCAGTGGACGTATGGGAGGGCGTTCCTCCGTCGATGGGGCACAGCAGATCACTGGCCGATATGGGCACAGTTACAAGCCGGACGGAACGGATACAGGGCGCGCGGCTGGTGGCCGTGGCCCAATACTGCCCATATGTGCGGGTTGCTGTAACTGAACCGAAAGGGAGCACATGCTGACTAAGAACGACATCGCACAGGAGATCGAGGAGATGACCGGGGTCAAGCCTAACCTGGTCAAGAACGTGATGGACGCTATGGCCGAGATCGCTGCCGACGAGGTGGCAAACGGTGAAGACTTCGCCATTCCGGGCATCGCGCGTATTGTGTGGCGGTATCGCAAGCCACAAGCGAAGGGAGCACGCTGGAAGAAGGGCGAAGAGGTCCAGGGCTTTGGAGGGATAGTCCAGACCAAAGACAGTGACAGCCCACCTGTGAAGGCTCAGGCTCGGCTGGTAGCTGTGCCGACCGGCGATGTCAACCGGGCCAAGCCCAAGCGTGACCCGGTCTCTCAGGCAGCATTCCTGAAGACCCGTGCAGGCAAAGCAATAGCTGCGCGGCGAGGCTAGCATGAGCAAGGAAATGCTCCGCTGGGCAGACGCTGCGATGTACGAATCGCAGCCGATGCTCGTCGAGGAGGACACGGGGCTGGTGAAGCCCCGTGTCTTCCTCATCAATGCGACACCAGATCCTCTGGGTACGCTCGCGGTGGACATGCGTATGTACCGTGGCGATCCGGTGTACAGCCTGAAGGAGATCACCAATGAGGAGCGACACTGGGCGTGGGAGGAGCTAAGCAAGACGCATCTCAACACGCCGCTTGAAGGTGTCCACCTCAAGTTTATGATCGAGGCGGTGACACGCAGCTTCACTCACCAGATGGTCAGGCAGAGGGTGGGTGCGTACTACGTGCAGGAGAGCCTGCGCTTCGCCGTCAAGCGTGGACTGGCTGATGAGGTGGCGATACCGCCCAGCATCGTTGACGGTGACGAGTCAGCACAGATGATCTGGGAGACCGTCATCAAGCACATCGAAGCAGCATACGAGAGCCTGGTCAATGCCGGCATCCCTGCCGAAGATGCGCGCGGAATTCTTCCGCACTGTACCACCACGCGCATCATCTACAACACTAACCTGCGGGCATTGTTCGAGCATGCGGGCAATCGGCTGTGCACGCAGGCACAGTTCGAATGGCGCGCGGTGTTCTTGGAGATGATGAAAGCGATCCGGGAATATGGGACGCCACACCTACGTGAGGATTGGCAGTGGAAGATGATCGCCACGCCCACACGGTACACGTTCACGCCGATCTGCTATCGGCTCGGCAGGTGTGCGTTCATGAGTATGCTCGACAGAGGCTGCACTATCCGCGAGCGCGTCAATGCCGGCGAGTGGGACAAGATCGAGCCGGACGAGTGGATGGCCTCACCGACTGCTGGCGTCACAACGGAGGACAATCCGCGTCCTGAGTGATGCCCAAGGGACCATTCTACAGAGATGGGAATGGGCGACGACACCAGGAACGCCTCTACGGTGTACCGTGGTGGGAGCAGTGTGCCTACGTGGATGTAGAGGCGTTCCGTGTCGCGTACCATGTTGAGGAGCGTAGGAAGAATGGCGGCCTCTCATATGAAGAGCGGCAGATCGTGCGAGCCAGAATCTCTGAGATTCAGATTGCGAAAGAACTGAGAACACGCCAGGTTGAGAAAGCGCAGCGGAAATCGTACAGGAGCCGCATGAATCTGAACAGAGCACAAGCACTCGGACTATGGAAGCTGACGATGGAGCTTCCGCGTGATGTGGAGATCATCCTTGATAGCGTAGACAACTACGGTGCCATTCACCTATCAGCCGTCTCGAGCAGCATCAATGCTGTAGAGACCGCTGATGGGTCTTTTGTACAGCGATTCACACTTCCAAGGGCTGGCGGCTACCGTGAGCTCCCGCTCCCACCGGCGGCTCCTCCTCCACCAGTTTCCAAGCCATCGGAGGCTTTGGAGTAGCCATTTTGCACCACCGGGCCACACCGAATACCGGGTCGTACACCGCGACCACACTCCAACCACTAGAGACACGCGGGGCTAGATCCCTGTACCTAGAAGCGTACCCTTCTCCGCCGTGGCTGTGTATCTTCTGCGGTCGCATGATCGACAGACCTCGGGATCTACAAGTTCATCACCTTGATGGCGACTATGAGAACAAAAGCCTGGACAACTTACACGGGAGTCATATGCCATGCCATCACAGATATCACGCCGTGATACGGAACAGAGCGTTGAGAATGGGTATGAGCGCAAAGAATCCACTAGAGGTTGAGAGAGCATGGCCTATCTAGACGCCTATCTAGACCCCGCGCTCGATATCCCGAAGGGCGAGACGCCCAAGAAGATCACTGTTCAAGAAGTCAAGCGACTCAACCATCTGTTGGCCGTCGCTACAGCCGCCCAGAAGATCCAACGTAGACTCGGCGCTGATGCAAGCGATGAAGAAATTGCACGCGATAAAGTCCAATCAAGGCGAATCGCCCATGTGGCGCGACAGTGCATCGCTGCCTGGGATGATGTGCCCAAGAAGCGGCTGGAGAAGTGTGAGAGTGAAGCTGCTCAAATAGTCTGGGCGAATTGGGCTGCCGAACACCAGACACGCCTATTGAACAGAATGCGCTACATCGCCACGTGGCAGTACAAGTACAGCACCGAGGAGCTATGGGCGAAGAGCGCAGTTGTCCGACTCAACAACGAGTTGAGTTGGATTGACTACGCTCTTCGGGATTGAGACGTCGCGACAACCACGGCGCTACCAATAGCGCAACGGGAAACGACAGAAGGATCCACAAGGACACTCCGAGAATCACCCAAGCCCACCAGTTCACTACTGACTAATCCACCTACACAGAATCGTCGAATCTCCGATCTGTTTGTTGTAACCCGTACCAGCAGCCTTGCCCCGACCCTCGATGACGAGCATCACCCCATCTGCCGGCAGCGAGGCCGGTGATCCCCACGGTCCCTTGAACCACGTCCAGTTACCAGCGGGCACCGGTGTGATTTGCGGAGACACTGCAAACTCAGTCACAAACGCCAAGTTTGACTCATAGACATAGCCACCGTTCGACAAGTTGGTCGGAGCGCAGGTGATGGCTGCAATCCCATGCTCGATGGGGTTCGGTGTCCAGTCAGCCATCTGGAATTGCCCCATGAAACAGCACTCGATGGTCAGACCAGCTGTGCGCTGTGCCGTCCAGGGCAGAAAGAAGTACCGGGATCCACGCTGATATGCTGCATTGTTGATACTATATGTGTGCCCCACATCGGTAAAGGTCATAGTGCTGCTGACCCACTTACCGCGCGTCGCACTGTAGAACACTGGAATGATCTCGTATGGCGATGAACCACATACGATCATCCCTGCCTTACCGTCGGTAGCTACGCCCAGGCCGGCAACTGTGCTGGCCGGTACAACACTCAGACCGGGAAATGCTGGCCAAGTTCCATCGCCAGCCAGGTACTGCGCTGAGTTCCCCGGATAACCGGCCAACTTCGAGACCCCAATGCCGGCAGCCGCTGCGATCATCGCATTGGTGATCTGCGCCCAGGAACCGTCTGCTCTCAGCGCACGTGTGGCGTCGTTTGGGAAGCCAGCGAGCTTCAGGATCTGAATGGCAGCCGAGGCGCTGATGTCTGCATCTACGATAGAACCATCAGCGATCTTGCTGCTGTCAACACTGTTGGCCGCTAGCATGGCGTTGGTGACGCTCAGCGGACCAGGAGGACCACCCACGACAATCCACGCCGAAGCGTTGTCGTAGTAGTGCAGCTGTGTATCTGTCTCATAATAGATGCGTCCCTGCACACCGGCTGCTGGACGAGCAGCGTGAGTGCCTTGCCCGTACTGCATGCCCAGAGCCTCCAGCTGCGTGACAATAGAGCCAATATCACGCGGTACATCTGCCGTATCCGTGCGAGTCGGATTCGGGTAGTTGATCTGGAACCTGGAGCTAGTGAGCATGCTGCCTCCTTAGTACGTGTCCAGGAGCACGTCGTTGTAGGTTGGGTATGTTGTGAACGTGGCCTGGTAACTTGCCTCGTCCGTGTACAGCTTCTGGTAGTCCTGTCCAGCCAGGTACTCATACACGAGCACTAGGCCAGCAGGCTTCTGAGCCATGAGCGCATTCAACACCAAGGTCGGGTTCGGTGTCTCAGCAGTCTTACTGATGAATGTAATCCCATATGCCGGCTGTGAAGGGCAAGCAGAAGCATCACGCTCACGCACGATGAGTGACTTAGTCCCTACGAGGTACAACTGCGCCGCAGCTATCATGGCGTTGAGCGTACCCCTGTTCCATCCGGCCACGCTACGAATCTGCTGGCGCTGTAGAGCCTCAGACAGACTGTCGTCAACTGAGACGCCCACGAACTGCCCTAGCCAGGGTAAGACCTCTGCAGGAGCACGGTTAATGTCCATGACCTGAGACCAACCCGGAGCAAGTAGATTGCCCACCATCTGGTCACGACCATAGTCGTCAAGTAGCTGGAACATCTCGCCGATCGCTCCCAAGAAGTTCGCCAGTGCGTACTGCTGGTTGGCCTCGTCGTACGTGAGCGGACCCATGCGGGCATATATGTCCGCGGAGAAGCTCTCGAGCATCGGCTCAGACATCAGCTGATCACCCCGGTGATTGTTCCATCATTAGCCAGCGGCGCGATTCCGGTCATCGTGAGATCAGACGTGCCCATAGAGCCACCGTGGATACCGATAGTCAAGCTCACGATGTAGTCTACACCGGACACATCGTTGATCACATTCGCTATCTCGAGATAGCGGACCGTTGTCACGTTGTTCCAAACCTGCGGATCGCCGCTGATGTCTGTCCCCCACGTAGCAGGATTCAGGTAGCCAGACAGAGCCGTATTCACCGCCGTTGCCAAAGCCGTAGGATCTTGACCCACAAGAGCCTTGGCGTTGTACGTTACGTCGATCAGGACGACATTCGCGTCGGCGGTGTTGACGACGAAGTTGACCTCGCGCCGCGCAGTGAGATCAGCGGCCACAGCTGCCTTCACGGGCGTGCTGACCGGATTACCGTTCTGGTCGATCGAGATCACCGTCACCATACGTGGGTTGCCCGTGGAAGGACCGGAAGGATTGTAGCCATCGATCGTCGTCGCCCGATAGACACCAGGGATGTTGCGCGCAAACACGGAGAAGTCGGCCGGCAAGATCGGACGTGGCGCTAGCAGCTGAAGCTCTGCTACTAGACGGCTGAGATAGTCATCATCAGCCTCAGCGTCTACACCTCCGGCAGTGGGGCCAGTCAGTGTAATGGTCGACACAAACGTGAGCGGATCAATCAGGTCAACCGTACTGCCTGGAGCGCCCAGGTTAGTTGAATCAGCGCCGGGATCCTGTGCGATGATGGTGATAGTCGCCGTGGTGCTTCCCGGAGGAACCGTCACATCACCCGAGGTTAGGAACACATAGCTCACATCGCCAGATGCGGGAACGCCCACCTGTGTACCGTCCGGAATGGTGTAGCCAGCATTGTCTAGCATCGTCCACGTCGTCGTCCCCGAGGCAGGCTGCGCATCCTGCGGCGGCAGCTGAAGCAGGTTTGCTCCAAACCAGCGGAAGATGCTCGATGGTACTGCACTCGCCACATCGCGCGACTCAGCGGCGACAAACGCCATGGACATAAGCAACCAAACATCAAGGCTACCAGGATTAGGCGTCCACCCCGGCACGACGGTCTGAAGGAAGGTGTAGCATTCGTTCAGGATGTCCTGAGGATCAGTGTCGATCGGGATATCAATGTACGTCATACGTTCACCTCCTTCGCCGACACCGCCAACAAGACGCGAGCGATGAGCTGATCAAACTCGTCCGGAGACTGCGACATGTACAGAGCAGCACGTGGTTCGTACTTCAAGACAGCATCGATGATTCTCTGCACATCAATCGGCTGAATTCCGAATGTAGGGTCTGGAATGCCGAAGTCAGGGAGCTCTTCACGCTGCCCGATGATGGTGAGGCACGATGCCTCAACACATGCGCTGATATCTTCGATCGTATCCTGCTCAATGACAGCCGCACTGCTACCGTCCCAATTGAACGGGATAGCCAGATGCGGGACTAGAACGGCCACCATGCCACCACCCAGGGAGTACGACGATTGTCCCAAACGATCAAACACGGATCCCCCTTTGCGGGCAGGGACGTTGCATCCCTAGCCTGCCAAGGGCAAGGACCCCATTCAAGCTTCGGATCAAATTCTGGTATGATTACATACGCCTTCTTGGCGAAGTCAGTCACGGCGTGCGCGAAGAAGCCAAATAGCCTATCGGGCATCTCTGTATGATCCGGCATCAAGTCGCGAAAATCAGCCATCAGTTATGCGCCACCTGCGCATTCATGATATCCTGGATGTCGGGATGCCCCTTAGCCGGAGGATGTACACCCAGATGCACGTGATTGGCACCACCGTACTTGGCATAGTTCCCGATCGTCGCGATGACGTTGCCCTCGCCAACGCGCTGCCCCACATGGCAGGAGCGCGTCCCCAGGTGGGTGTAGAAGTAGTCCGCACCCGAGTCGCCGTGCAGATAGATGTTCCAGCCGAATGGCCCATGAATCCCGAGGGTAGGATCCCACGGTCCCAGGGCAGGATCTTCTCCTGAGAAACGAGTGATCGTGCCGCTCTCAACCGCAAGCACGGGAGCGCCAGCATTGCCGCCGAAGTCGCAGGCTGGATAGCCAGGTAGGCCAGCTGTGGGGTGTACACCCTGAATGATGTGCGTATCGTACCCTGCCGGGACAGGCTGCACTAGTACCCCAGGATCGATCGGATAGGAGGCTGGTGGCTTAGGCTGCGGTGTGCCACCCCAGGTCCACTTGTTAGTGCCCGCGCCCTGTGTCGTACTAGTGTTGCTACCAGACGGCTCAGGTAGGCTGGGCAATGGCTTCTTCAGGGTGATGGTGCCCTCTCGGCTGAAGACACTACGGCTCACATCATTGACTAGCCAGCGTCCATTCCACGGTCCCATGTTCTGTAGCTGTATCACGCTGCCTGGTGGAGACGTCCAGCGACCCATCATCACATTCAAGGTTACTGTCGCGGCCTTGGTATTTTCATCGTAGTCACCATCAATAGACATCACACCGGGTGACCACTCGTTGAGCGTGGCGATGGGCTGTGATTTGAACAGATCATCTTCAGAGATAAAGTAGAACGTACCGCTTACGAAGAATGCGCGCCACTGCACCTCGTTGGCTAGACGCTGCCAAGCTTCCCAAGTGCTCTCCTTGCCCCAGGAACCAGCCTTACCCTTCTTCTTCTGGGTGGAGCTCATGGGCGGAATGCCCCTGTAGAACTCGTAGTCACCCATACTACCGCTGGTTGTCTGTTGCTCCCACTGGGCATTCATTGCAGCAGAAGAACCATCAGTCACACCATAGGCATTCACGATACGTTCTGCTTCAGTGCGCCACTGAGCATAGGCTTGACCGTTACCGCTGTTTTGCACACGCTCGATCAGCGTGTAGTATTGCTGCCCCTTGCTAGACTGATAGATCGGCGAGAGTTTGTTGTAGAATGCTAGCGCATCTCTCGAGACATCACGCGAGGCAGGCCAGCCCCACTTGGCAATCTGCTGGAAGCAACCCACCGGATTTCCGCGCGGATCGGGACCCAGATAGTTGCCAGAGCCCGGAGACCCGGCCATCAAGTTGATGATCGAGCTCTCCTGCTCAACGCACATGATTGCCATTACGAGCATCGGACGAGGCAGCGCATGACTCGCGCCCACGTCCAAGATCAGATTTGCGTTCTTGCGTTGCTCGGCAGAAATCGGCTGACCCTTGACGGTCAGATCAGTCCCAGCAGGGATGCCAAGTGACTTGTCGTGTTGCTTCTGCTCCGCTTTCTGCGAAGCCTGTGCTGCATTACCGATCGGCTGAATCTTGTTAAGCTCGGGAATCACGTAGGGGATCTTGCCAAACTCCTTGATCTCGCGCAACATCCGTAGAACGAACTGTGCGCGCGTGACCTTGCTACGAGCCGTCTTCATTGAAGCCTTGATTGGCTTGTTGTAGCTACGAGCGACAGCGATCTCACGGTCTTCAAATCCAAGTGTGAGAATAGATCCGTTCTTACTCACCGTCTTGAGCCTGAAGTACAGACCGTCGATCTGAATGTCCTCGTGCTTAAACAGGCGTCCAGAGTTGAGTAGACTACGATCAATATCAGCAACAGTAAGGGTCACAGTACTAGCACCCTCGATCGTTCGATCTACCGTGATGTCTTGAATTGCATCGATGATGTTGATGCTTGATCCCGAGATCCCTTGTTGGTTAAGCGAGAGATACAAGGACGTTAGATCAACATCATCACCCATCAGCTCCAGCTGCGTCGGACGATAACGCGATAGCTGCAGCTTCTCGACAGCAGTCGGCTTCTTGGGTGCGTTCTTGACCTTGGTCATCCGGGCGGAATCCTCAGCCTATCTCCTGCGTCCACGGTCTTAGGATCACGGATGTGATTCGCGTCAGCAATGAGCTTCCATTTAGAAGCGTTGCCATAGAACTTCTGCGCGATCTTGCTGAGCGTATCACCCTTCTTGGCCGTGTATACCTTGGGCTTACCAGTCTTCCCCTTGCCCTTAGCAACATGTGGAATCGGTGATCTGAATGCTTCATTATCATCCGGCCGATATTCCAGCAGATTCACGACACAATCCTGCCGCACCCGGACAGCCTGACCGCCAACATAGTTCCACAGAACATTCGTGCCCCACTGGAAGTTCTCGATCACCCAGAGTGCTACGCCAGGGTTCGGAACAGCAAAAGCCTGCCATGTAACAACAGGAGGTTCACCACCGCTAAGAGGCGGCAGTCCCATACGGCTGAGACGACTGATGTTGACTTCCTGCCCAATGCCGGTGCGAATGCCGTCAAAGATGATCGGGATCGACATGCGGAGGGGATCCTTGCCGTCCCATTGCGTCAGGCCTACACGACGTTGACGACTGAGAACCGTCCAGCCACCGTAGCCACTTACCACCTGAGCAGGCGTAGCATCAAGGAATGCGGTCACATCAGCGATGCCATCGGCGCTGAAGGTGATGGTGTACCTTGGCCGGTTGTACAGGAAGGGATCAGCCATCACGCTCTCGCTATGTAGGCAGACTGATAGGACCAGACGATCTGTGCAACCTTCTTGCCGTCAATGTAGACATCAGAGGGCTGAATCTGAGATGGCATCCAAGATTCCTGCAAGTTGAATCTGCCGTGCGTCTGTAACGGGGAGACCTGCGCCCCACCGGGCAGGCGCATGAGCTCTGGGCCGTGTTCTCCCACCATCACCATGCCACCACGCTGTACGACGCCGCCAGTTTGTAGGCCGAAAATGCCTCCCAGGCTTCCGAATGGATGTGTTACCATATTCAAAAGCGAGCTTCCGATTCCCTTGAGTGTGCCCAGTGGGTGGAAGATATAGTCCATCAGCTTCTTGCCGATGTTCCAGATGTCCACCATCACCTTGTACAGTTCCTTGAACACCCAGAGCAGGCCGTTCTTGATCCCGGTGGCGACCAAGTTCATCAAGTTGTGGAACCAGCGCCATTTGAAGTAGAGCAACACGATCAACCCTACAAGCGCGACGACAGCGGCGATGATCCATGCGATCGGTCCGAGCGTAGCGATCCACGCAATAGTGGCCGCGATCGCTTCACGGATGAACGCCGGCACTAGTCTCTCGTACAGAGCAATGGCCAATGCAATCGTTTCGGTCTTCAGAGCCAAGAACATCAGCCGAAGCCTGAACACATATTTCTCGAGTGTGGTCATCGCCCGGAATGAACCGTTCACATCTCGGACATAACCGTTAAATGCTACGCTGAGAAGACCCTGCGCAATCTTCCACGCCGCCATACCCCTGATGATCATTCCCTGAAGGAAGTAGTAGGCGCGCAGAGCGTTGTACATCAACCACTGCGCGAAGGTGAGATCCTTCGTCTCGGTAGCATCCGCAACCTTCCAGAAGGTGTCCAGCTTGGTCATCATCGCGGCAGCGAACATAGCTGTCTTGTAAGCAATCAATGCCGGGATCAACAACCACAGCAGCCATCCGAAGTGCTGCACAAAGAAGTTAAGTGTTATCAGAATGGGCAGCAATAGCTTGAGACCAACGTAGAATATGTCCCAGACAGCGTGTGAGCGCGCCACATCTCTGACGAGTCCTGTGAAAATTGACCAGAGTTGCCTTAGATCCGCCATCATGGCATTGAGCAGCTTCTCTCCACCACTGCCGAAGATGATACCCACGATCCCGCCCACGGTCGGATGCGGACCGGCACGTTTCTGAATTGAATCAAACCACTTGTTCATATCAATCAAGCGACCCTGAATGCGCGCGAAGAAGCCGCTCTCGATCGAGCCCATGATCTGCGACAGATCATCCTTAAACGTCGTGAACAGACCGTGTAGTGATCCTGTGGCGATACGGTAGGCAGCGTTGGCGTAGCCAGGCGTCGTCTCGATATATCTGTTCAGAGCCTGTAGCACTACGTTGGTAGGGATGCCCAATTGCCCCACCTGGTGCATCTGGTCGGCAGTAAGACCGAGCTCTTTGCGCAGCGCAGCGTAGATTGGCAGACCGTCGCGCGCTAGCTGCAGAGTTGTCTGGCCGGTGAGCCTGCCCTGAAAAGCCATGTGCTGTAGCGCGACAGCTACACGATTCAGAGCACCTGGTGTCGTGCGGCCCACGAATGCGAGCGCATCCGACATAGACTTGATAGTTTCGTTCGTCGTATGTACGCTGATGCCCAGCGGGTGGAACGCACCGTACATCTGACGGAACGCGACCGTAATGTCTTTGAACTGGAACGGCGTGTACTTCGTGAAGTTGAAGAGATAATCTAGTTCTTTGTTGACATTGAACGTCGCACTCTGTAGCGGAGCCAACGCCACACGCGCTGTCTGCATCGCGCTATTGAATTGCCAGCCCCATTTCAAAGCCATCACACCACTGGCGACCAGGGCAAGCGTCGTACCGTAAGTCAGACGCCGCATGGTGAACAACGCCTGATTCATCAAGAAGCCGCGCTCGGCAGTTCCCTTGAATGCGACGCCTGTTTCCTCAGAAGCAACTGTCAGTTCTTCGAGGGCGGCAACCTCGGCTTCAGTACCGGCGATGAATTCACGTGTACCGGCTAGGCGGGTGAGGATGACGACTTCTTGCTCAGCCGCCATCCTCAGCCTCCACCAAACAGCTTACCTACATTGTTGGCGATCTGCACGGCGAGATTATGCTGATCTTGCAGGTAGAGCTCCCGGTGGGCAGCAGCGATGGCCTGCATGATATCACGCTCGTACGAGCTCCTTGTCGTTAGGAATCTCATGGGATTCATACCTGCCATCGCTATGAATGCTGCCTCACTGATCTCGTCGTGCTCTAGAGGTTTCCCGTGAAGAACTCCTGCGTCACATCAACGCTGGTGTCCGTGAACCAGCGGTTGAGGACGAAGTTATGCTGCGCGATCGCGGCGTCGTTATTGGCGAACAGGCCGAAGACGACGTCACGTGCACGGTCAGCGTCCTCGATCTTGTCGTCAAACTGCAACGCTTCAGCCAGATCTCGCGTAAAGCCGGTGATGGGTTCACCGTGGAACGTGAGTGGCTGTATCTCACCATCACCGGCGACGTCCACGAACATGCCGGTGCAGGAGATGATGATCATCTCTACTGCCGCGTTAATCTGGCGCTCCCAGCGCGACTTGTGCTCCCGCGTGATCCTACCGCCGATCCGCTCGATCTCAGGACCATCGAGCAATCGGTGTCTGGCAAGGAGAAGCGGAGGCTCTTTGTCATATCCAGGCACAGGAATATGTGTCTCTCGTGTCTCAGAGATGACTCTCCGCTTCTCCGCCAGCTGTCCAAGCAGATTCTCCGGTTGGTCACTGTTACTCGTAGCCAAATCCGAGAGAACCGGCATATCAGGTTCGACCATCTTTGCTCCCTCCCTTTGATGCTTCCTACGACGCCGTTGGGTAGCCCTCGACAACCATCTCGAGCTCGATCAGGCCTGCATTGGCTGCTTCAGAATCCACCTCCGGTGGTGTGCAGCGATCGAGGATCCCGTGATAGACGATGGGCTTTCCGTAGACGTTTCCGTCGATGTCGAGCGGCTGCTTGCTCACAACCATGTTTGCCTTACCGACCCCGTTGAGGAGACGTTGCACATGATCGTGGTCGCGCGCGAGCCGATACAGCCGAGACACGACGACGTTGGCGACGGACACCAAACCGCCGAGCGATACGGGCGGAGCCATACCGCCAGGCCGGTACTGCGTTGAGCTTGCCG